TACTGGGCATGACAATACGTTCATGACCTGGCTTAGCCTTTTAGTAGCGAGTTTTCACTTTTTCCCTGATGAGGATCCTGATGATGTTTTTAAGGCGCTTATCAATGGTGATGATTTACTTGTCCACATGAAGATGGGCAATTTTAAAGAATTTTGTGATTATTTGAGACAATTTAACATGCATATAGAGGCAGATGATTGGACGGCAAGGTCCGCAGAGCATTGTGTGTTTTTGTCCCACCATATTGAGAAGCGATTTGTTAGTGAGTTTGGTGATTTCTATGTTGCGGCAGGAAATTTAACCAAGCTCATGAGTAGTGTTAATTGGGTGAAGAAGTCCAGAGTTTTGACTCATGAGGAGTCTTGTGTTGCCCATCTGATCGGGTTGCGTATATGCCTATTTCCCTGGGCTGTACATTTTTGGGAGGTCGATGATATCTTGTCGAACTACTTGAAAACTGTATTGTTCACGGACATGATTAAGATGGTTCTCAAAGCGCGCTTAACTGAGAAACAATTGGCCGTTATGCATACACGGGTGGAGGGCCCTTTTTTCCCTCTGCCAGTATTAGTGCAAAATCTGGTATTTAAAGGTCAGTACCGCCAGATAAAATCGCTTTGCTATCAAAATAAGATGGCATCAACACGAAAAATAGATAATATATTGAATGGACTTGAAAAGACTAGCAGCCTATCAAGAGATGGACGAAATTGGCTTATTGCAGCCATTGATCCTTTTCATGATAGTGATCTGTCTCTGTCTGGCTATCCGGATGTGCTTACATCTAACTCTGTTGTTCAGCTCGTTAAACAACAGTTTCAAATCACTGTGCCTGGTACTACTGGAACAGGTGCTGTTGCCAATGGAGCTAATTGGGACTGCTCTATTGCTCTTTTCCCTTCTTTGGTTAATGGGTACCTTAATAATGCAACTGTGGTGAATAACTTTGGTGTTGTACAGAGCACTAATACGACCACTGGTACTTATGTTGGAGGAATTGTGGCTATGGCAGGTCCCGCTGGAGCTAGTTTGTGGCCCACAACGGGCAATTATGCGCCTAATGCTGTTGCTGTTGGCTCCCAGGAGCCTTATCAGTATTGTAAAGGGCAAGGGAGGATTATATCGATGGGATTTGAAGTGGTAAATACCACGGCGGAGTTGTATAAACAAGGGCAGGTGACTGCTTGGCGTATGCCAGGTCAGTGGTCTCCTCAAACCCTTTATTATCAGACTAGTGCAGGGCCACCGGCGCTCTACACACAAATGACTGGTCTTAGTCAAAGATTGCCACCAGCCAGTTTGTCCGCCGCCCAATTGTTGTATGGATCACGGTCATGGGCCGCTGAAGAGGGTGCTTATGTTGTGGCACGTCAAAATGATGAAGACAATCCTGGGAAGTTTCCCACTTTCTCATATCTGGCGTATACAGCCGATGACAATGCGTCCGGAAGTGCGACCAATACGTTTATGACAGGCCCAGCTCAAGCTGTAAATGCGGTTCCAACGCAGAACGCAGACTATTATGCGCCATTTGATATATCTGGTGTTCATTTTAGTGGGTTGTCGTATACCACGTCCCTGACTGTTAATGTGAGATGGTTTATAGAAAGGATACCCGGGCCAAGTGAACCGGATCTTGTGGTATTAGCCACACCATCTTGTCCTTATGACTCCTTGGCTCTGGAGTTGTATTGTAATTGTTTGCGTGACATGCCTCCCGGTGTCATGTTGAGAGAAAATCCACTAGGTGAGTGGTTTCGAGAGGCCTTGCAGGGAGTTGCTGAGTGGGCGCCTAAAATTGGAAATGCTCTTGGTGGAATTATTCCCGGAGCTGGAGTTATTGGCACCGGACTTGGAACAGTGGCTGGAACAGCAGCACACTTTATTCCTCGAGCAAACCAGGGAAAAGGAAAGAAGAAGCAAGTGAAAAAGATTGAGCAAAAGGTTGAGAAAGCCGTTGTTCAAAAGTTGGGTCAGTCTAAGAAAAACGCCAACAATTTTCAAAATGCACCTAATCCCTTTAACCAGGCGGGTCGTAGACGGTTTGCTGGTGGGTATGGCCGCGCGCCGCGCCTGCAGTATCCGACGTACCATACTGTAGGTCAGGCGCAATTTAATGACCCTGCGATGTTCTCAGGTTAGTGTTTGACCAAACACTGTAATATAATGGTATCGAGCGTTTATCCTTTTTATGGA